AATTGATTATCAGAAGGAGCACCTGTAGCATTACCCATTGGATCAGTAGCAACAGGCAAAGCATTTCTATTAGGCTGCAATGGGCCTAGATTTGGTCCTACATAAGGTTGATCTGTGGGCAAGCTAGACATTATTTTCCAGTTCCATTCGTTACCAGAGGTTTAGGTTCCAGCGATGCAATATGTGTACCACCTTCATGGATGCCCGGCAAGTTAATTAATTCTCCACCGTTTGCTAAGGCTTCCGCAATAGTTTGCTTGATCAATGGCGCGATTTGCTCAATCGATATAGCAGGACCACTATTACCAATAGCAGTAATACGTTTAGTAATAGCGTCAAAGTCTGCTCTAATTTCTTGGATAGACTTAATGATGCTTTCGTTACCTGCAACATTTTCTTGCAATGCGACTTGGCGTTCTTTAATGTCAAACTCTCTTGTTCTATCATCCAAATCTTTTTGCTGCTTAGTGATGATTGCAAGTTGTTGTTCAATCTTTTGACTAGCCTGCTGCATAGCTTCAGTAAATTGTGGGCTAGGAGCATCACCACTAATATTAGGCGGAATAATCTTTCTCCACCTTTCAGCCAATACTTGAGCTTCTGGAAAGTCTGCAACCTTCCACAAAATATCTCCAGCAACACCCATAAACTCTTTATTGTTAGCTGCAATCTGAGTAAGAGCGTTAAATGCCTCTTGACGCCTAGTTGCGAAGCTAGGACCAGTATCGGAGATTACAGCATATTTACCAATATTGGGATTAAAAATCATCTCGACAATCTTTTGATTTTGATCATCATCAGGATTATCAGGCAGTTTCTTTTCTAGCGCATTAGGAGCATTGGGGTCAATGGTTAATTTGATAGTAGTGCCATCCTTAGCCTGAATATTTAAAATTCTTTTGGTATCATAAATTTTAGGAATTAAATCGATCAACTGCCTTCCTGTATTCCTTGTGCCCACAGTAAGACCATCAACAAAATGGAATGTAGCTCTATCACCTTGACGTTGCCTTTGATTAATAGCAACACCAGACTTAGCATTTTCATTCTCACCCATTTGTGCCTGATATTGGCCAGATACCATCATCATTTCGTTTTGAGCTATTTTCATTTGCTCAATATAAGCTGGCCCAGGTTGTGGCGGTGCCATACGCTCAGGGCGATCTAACTTATTACCATCTTCATCATAATTATTATATGGTACCCAAGCATGATTAGTTGTGTTGGCAGTTTTGTAATATTCTTCATATCCTTCAACAGCAGCGCCCGGAGCAGTAATAGGAGATTTAGACTGCAAAGCTCCATACTCTACGTTGGCACTAGAATTAATGTTGTAAATGCGTTGTGGGTCTAACAATGGCCTAACGTGGCCACTTCTATCTAATTGACCATCGATGACAGTTTCTTTACCAATAACGCGAATAATTGGAACGTACTTACCAAGCCAAGGCTTGCGATCGATGATAACATTGCCAGCAATTAAATACCACTCTATGTTGCTTTTAACTAAATCCTTTTCCCAAAAAGTTCTTTGATTTGGAGGTAAATTATTTTCACGCTTTTTAATTTCCTCAAATTGAAGTATGGCTTCTTTAGGTAATTGACTTCTATATCCTTCAATATCTTCGCCAGTCTCAGGTAAAGTAAACCAGAGATATTGATCTTTCTTACCACTTTTTCTATAATACTCGCAAACTCTCACATGATTTTTAGTAAACCAACCATCGCTAGTTGAAGTAAAAATATTTGATCCACCAACATCTTTAAATTCTGGATATTCAGCACGATATAAATCGATTGGTTTATCAACAAATACAAAGCCAAAGCGAGCATCAGAACCATCAACTTCATCAATATCAGGATCAAGATATATTGAGCGAGGGTCTTTAACTCGTTTTAAAAATATTTCTTGATCTCTGCTATCATCTGCAATATAATCAGTAATAATCCTCCAATAACCAATACCACCTAGTACCTGAAACTCAGACGCACTATCATAAATGGTTTCAGCATTGGAGATATATTCAATATGTCTAACAACTTCTTCAAATATCTGTGCAGCCTCAAATGAAGCTGTATCACCAACAGGACGAATATTAACACCGGGTTTATTCTGCTTACCATCATTAATAATCTGTAAACAATGCTGCATAGTCTTATTGATGGTTAAGCAAGGTCTCCTATTATCTCGCCTATCACCAACAACCCAATTATCCCATTGATACATATTAACTGAGTCGCCATTAGCAAACTTATAGTCATATTCAAAGTTTAACCGTGCAGTAGCTTCCCAATCTTCACAAGCCTTAAAACGACGCTTAGCTTCAGCAATGATTTTATCATCACCGGAAAACCATTCTTCTGGTAAGTCTAAGTATGACATTTAATTTTTCAACTTTTCATTAGCATAAATCAATTCTAAATAGGCATTAGGCAATTCATTTAAAATTTTTAATATTGAAACTTCAGCAACCAACAATCCTTTAATTTCTGGTGAAGTCGCATAATATAATCCAGCTTTACCCTGTTCTATATTTATTTGAACTTTCATAATGCCCCCATCCACGAAGTTGAATTTCTATTCAACACTCCTAAACTATCCTCTTTCTTAATCTTCTTACTTTCTTGCTCACTCTTCAATGATAGCGCTAGCGTTTGAAATCCGTCTGCACCATGTGAATACGGAGTATCGTGTTCAGGTTCACGACTAAATGCCCCATTCTCTAAAACCTTATAGGCATAACGCTGTAAGCACTGCCAACCATCGGCCGTCTTAGCTTCACTGAAATTACACAATGGGAAAATGCTTCTAGCAGCATTGATGCCAACAGACTTTTTAGAAGGACGATTTACTATTCTAACTGTAAACCCAATGTCCTGTAATTGCTTTTTAGGCGTAACATTAGACAATGTTTCGTCGTCACCATCATGAGGCAAAAACATAGTCCCATAGTTATATCCGCGATCTTGAAGAACTTTAATATAAAATGGCATTTTCTTTAAACGATCTTGATAATAGTCTATTAAATTAAATTCTAATCCAACTCTTTGAACAAACCAAATTGCAGTTTGGTCATTATGGCCTAAATCCCAGCAAGTAAAAACAGGCTTTGAAGGATTATATTTAACATCACCTCTCCGACCATCTTTTAAAACTTGCCTGATTTCATCAGCGTAAATAGCACCTTCTAGAACCTGCTTCGTGTGACCTTCCCACACTTCAAGATATCGTGTCTCACTTGAAGCCTTAGTAACCGACATTTCCATTCTTAAGTCTGGCGGAAACCACTTGTTATCCCAATAGTTTACTTTTTGAACTATTGCATATCTAACTACTTCAAATTGATTACTTCCTTCATATTCACTAGGATTAGGAGTAAACAGCGAACCATCTTTATTTAAAATTACTTCGTCTGTTGATCTATCAACCAAAACAAAGTCAGGAAGATACTTTTCCCTTTGTATTACCGTCCTAATATAAATTTCATCATCATCTAAATCAGGGTTGTAACTGACCCAAATCTCAGGGCCTAATCCAAATGGTCCTCCTCTGTCACCTTCTAATCTAGACCTACCTCGAATTGTGGGTATCAATTTATCAAGAGTTGTTTTAGATGTTTTGTCAGCTTCTTCTAACCAGCATATGTCAATTCTACCTAAAGATTTAACTTTATTAATATTATATCTCAAACCCATAAAGAAGAAACGAGAACCTGTCCTTTTGTGAATAATCTGTTTATTTAAAATTAAAAATTCGTCGCTTAATCCCATATTTTCAATATTAGCTTCAAGTGTTTGCTTAACACTTTCATCAATAGAGTTTTGAAATTCACGACCACAAAGAATACGAAGCTTTTTAGTACGACTTAAAAGTATAAGAGCAATAGCATAATTCTCAGTCTTACCTGCTCCACGTCCACCGTATGCTACTTTCCATCTGGCAGACGTGGTTAAAAGAAAAGATAAGCGGTCGGGAAATTCGAGTTCCAAAGTTTTATCGCCATAAAACAGTAATGTCACCACCTACTGTTGTTGCGCACAATCCAACAGTAAAAGCAGCATCAATTTTAATTGACGCTTGTGCAGTAGTTGTAAATGTTCCTATTTTTGTTCCAGTACAAGTAATATTGTTATAAAATACAATGCTAGTACCAGCAGTATTAACTGTAAATCCCTGTAACGTTCCGGCGGTAGTCTTAATTACTGTATCGGTGCTAGTGGTAATATTTGTAAAAGTCGCTCCACCACTATAAACAGGTAATGGAGTTGCTGTGCCCACACTTACACAATTAGGTGTAACTGCATTAGTATTATAACAAGGGTTTCTTTGCGAGCTTTGAGCTAATGCTAATGTGGGCAACATTAGCAAAGCTAGCGCTAATAAAATCTTTTTCATAATCTATACCTTTAAGATATTCATTTTACCCAAGTCACACTATCTAAAATCTGCGTTAGCGCTTCTGAAATCTGATCATCAGTAACCATCTTGTTATAATTCATAAAAGGCGTTGAATGCTCTTTAATCAATTTGCGAGCGGAAGCTACTGCTTGACTCATCTGTTGGTTTGATAGTTTCATAATTTTTAAATCCAAAAATCCCCGCATTTGCGCGGGGAAGGAAAAGTTTAAGATGTAGCAGTGCGTTGCCAAAATCCCTTTTTAATACAAATAAAGATATAAGAAGTGTTAGTAGCAGCAGTTACAGCAGTGTTAGCCGCAGCATAACCATTAGCAGCGTTTTGCACCTGATCTCCATTACCGGGATAAATGTTTTGCGTGTTAGCGCTATTGTTTAATACACAAACTTCAGCACCCGGATAAGATACAGGAAGTCTGATGCCAGCAGCAGCAGCACCAGCAGGAATTTCAACATTAGCGGCATCAATAGGCGCAGCCGCTAATTGAGTAGCACCTAAAGGTGTTAATGTCTGAAATGAACAAATCCTATCACTCAAATTATTAATATCACTTCCGGCAATCAACTGACGACTTGCTGTATAGTTTTGCGGAGGGCTTTTAGGAATAGACATAATAAATATCCTTCTTCTTTCGTTGGGTTAAAAAAGTTTTACTCCAGTCTAGAACTAATTCGCATTAATTTGCTTTATTATATTTGAATTAGGAGCAATTACAGATAATCTAATATATGCTCTAATTGCTTCATTCTTTTTTCCCAACTTGAAGCTACATAGCATCGAAGCCTGTAGAAGCTCTGCCGAATTTTGATCATAACTCAATCCACGATTAATATATTTTAAAGCTTGCTCGGTAGGTTTGTTAATTTTTAAAAAGTAATATGATGGTCCTAGTGCTATGTTTCTCTCTATAGGAAACAAATAAGCAGCTAATTCAAGTTTACTGATATCATTGTGTTGCGAGCCTGTTGAATAAAACTGATCTGCTGTTATAGCTAGCAAAGCGGTAGTCCAAGCTATTCCTAACCAACTGACCCGCCACAAGAGCGACAATAAACGCTGTGATTGGTTGATGTAGTGGGAAAGCGAAGGCGCTGGTAACGATAAAGAATATATACGCACATTGTCGAACATCATCGACCTTCAATAATTTAAAAATTAAAATGAACAAAGGTATGGCTCCTATACCTAATTCAAAAATTAGTTGCAATATGTCGTTATGAGCTTCAAGATATCTAATCTGTAATAAATCTATATGTTTTGCATACAATGGGTAATCATAAGCGAATGAGCCTATCCCATGACCAGATAGAGTTATTCCAGATAATGTATCTAACAACAACCAATAATGATCAGACGTACTAGAAGCTAAACCAATTTGACTAACTATTAATACTCCAATTCCTGAAATAGACAAAGCTAAAATTTTAGATTGCTTCCATGCCCACACTAGGAACGCTGCCGATAGTCCCAAAATAACCGCCCTTGAGCTAACCATTAAGCCGGGAATGGTTACAGGAATAAACCAATATAACTTATAAATTAAAATCAATATTAGCATCATTCCTGATGTTTCAGCAAATATATTTGAATTAATAAACAATCCTGCTGGTCTATGAGTAAATTTAAAAACTAAATTAACATCGAAATATTGTAAAATTGCTACAACATCTGAAGCAATTAATCCAATTGCTAGTCCAACTACAATAGGCTTAATGTCTTTAAGTTCTGCGGACCAAACAAATACACTCGCAATAGCAAACCATTGCAGTAAGTCGTATGTTCCGTGTGGGGACCAAATTAAAGAAATAGAGGCGTAAGATAAAAATAACAAACCTAACCAATGGATAGTAGTCATTTTTATCTTACACTTAAACAGATAAACAGGCATTGCTAACCACATAACAGCCCAAGCTGTGGGGACAACCGCCCCCACTACGCTAGGTATAAAAGCTATCATTATGGCAATGCCTAGGAGCATTACTCGCTCCTTACTGGAGGCGATACCACTTAGTCAGAGGCTTGTCATAAATAAATTCATAACCATAAGCAGCAGTGGTACTAATAGTCAAAGCTGTAGGAGAATTAGAAACCGTAGTTCCAGCACCCGGAGTTAAAGTTAAAGAAGTTACAGTTTGACTAGAACTAATTTTCAACCTCTGATTATCAGATAAAACAGCATCAGCAGGAAGAACTAAAGTATAAGCCGCTGTAGTACCAGTAGGATCAAGAATAAACGCACTAGTAGTAGAAAGAATAGTAGACGATCCACCAGAAGCAGTAATGGCTACATACTGATATGGCCCTGCTCCAATAGATGCCATATTGAGCAAGACTGTCTGAGGATTTTGTCCATTTGGAAGATTAGTGTTAGCAATGATAGTTTCATTACCTGTAACGATAGTAGGACCGGCTGGTACAGTCTGATTACAAACGCCACCATTACCAAAGCTTCCGCAGTATGAAGCTCCGCCTACAATTGGAAAACCAATCTGATTTCCAGAAATAGCGAGCGCGACACCAATAGTAGAGATCAAGGCAACAGTACCAAGCATAAGCTTTTTAAACATAATAATAGCTCCTAGGGTTTCACAGTTTTAAATTTTACCAAAAGCACTAACGAGTACCACCGACCAACTTCAGCTTAACAGTGTCTTCATTTAGTATTTTTGATTTATCGGAGCTAACGTGGTCTATTACTTTTGGCGCTTCTTTTGGAGTCCCGCTCACAAAAGTTATCTTCATTGTGTTATTTGTGTTATTGTTTACATTAACAGGTTCAACTTTACCAGTGAAACCAGCAATCTCAGAATAAAGTTTAAATAAAGTAGCTGCGTCCCTATCTTCAGGAGCTTTTCTTGCCCTTGTCAGAACCTCATTTAAAAGTTCCTCCTTGTCAAGCGGTTTCTCAAAGCTCTTGAGAGTTTTCTTGTAGGCATCACGAGCAGCTATAACAATTGGATCATTTGACCAATGGACGCTTGCCCATAATGCTTTAGAGGTTTCCTTGGGGAATAGCTCTAACCCTGCTGGAAACGGCTCTAATCCCTTTCCAAGGCATATTCCAAAGGACTTTCGCAACTCTTCATCGTCAGCAAAATCGGGCCTTGGAGGCTCTTGATAGCTGGAACGCTGTTGCCAAGGGTCATAGGGCCTTGGATCAACCTTGCGAGCATCAAAAGGGGTATCGAAGAAATTCATGCTTTAAAATGCAAAAAGGGGCCACCTTTGTCAAGTGGCCCCGAAATATTATTAGGTGATTTGCAATTGGGATTAGATTAGGGGGTTTTTAGAGTGGTGTCAAGAGACTTTAGCAATAATTCCATCTTTCATTGTAACTTCTGCAAACCACTCGCGGCCAATGTGGGTAATAGAAGGCCGATTACAAACACAAAATTTACCGTTAGGCTTATACTCATCACCAAACATTGAAGTCTCACGATAGTTAAGCGATTTTCCAATGTTTTCCTTGAGAACCTTTTTCGATGGATACAAAGCTAGCATTGTCATGTTTATTTCTCCCGTTCTATTTGATACATAACAGCTTCTCTCGCACTTGTAAAGTGCAAATATTCTGAATCCCATCCTATGTAAGCTAAAGCAAATGGATGATACCAGCCTCTTTTGAGCTTTAACCATCCATTTACTATAGCAATTAACTCGTAATCGTATTCAAACATTAAAAGCTTATGCTGCAAACTACAACAGTATGCTTATTAATAGCATCGTTCATAGTAAAAGCCAATTCGTCAGCATCTTCCTTAGAAACACAAGGAAGAATTAAAAGATTGCTAAACTTTTCACCAGTAAATACCACAAGGTTATATACCTTGCTGCCATCTGTCAGGACTTCTTCAGCAATGCTAAGCTTCATGTCTCATTCTCCCTTATTTGACAAAGCCAACTCTATCAGGAGCACTTTATATTGTCAAGGCTTTTCTATCCTATCTTTTAGCTTTAATTCTGCAATTCTGGCAGCCTCTTGAGCTTTGGCTAATTCAATAAAAGCCTTTTGTCGCTCAAGGTAATCAATTGGAGTGTTTGCCATTCCAAGAGCATTAACATATTCTCGCTTTTGGAAAGCATCTTTAGCTAATTCTTCTATTGTATTCATTTGTCAACTCACACTTTCAATTAAATCATTTTTCATTGTAACTACCGCATAATACCTATCACAATTCATGTAGCTAGGATGGCTGTAAATGCAAAACCTGCCTGTTGGCTTATACTCAGAGCCTAAGCTAGCGTTAATCTCACAAAATAGCAGCCTATTTCCAATTTGCTTTTCAAGGTCTTTCTTTGTTTTATACAGAGCTATTAGCATTTTATATTTCCTATTTTAAATTAATGAGTAGAACACATATCCAACACTATATAGCAACATTAAGAAAAGTAATGTACTTTCTAAGTTTAATGTTTCGTCTTCGTCTAGCATAATGTCCTTTCGTTTTTGGTGGGCATGGTTGGACTCGAACCAACAATGTTTCTTATGTGAGGAATTTTAAGTTCCTTGCGTTTCACCTTTTCGCCACATGCCCTTTAATAGTTCTAACTTTTAACTTACTTGGTATTTTAACCACTGTTCTATATGGTCCTTTATCTATTAGATAAGGATACCAATTTATTTGTTTTCTATTACCGGCTTTAGTAATTACAAATTGGCGACGCCTCTGTGTAGGTTGATTATAAACTCTACTCCAGCCTATAACCTTTTCAAAAGTTATAATATCTCCAACTTGCCATTCCATTTAATTCATCTTTCTATTAGCCTCAACCTGCTTAGCTAAATTCTCTTCATGATTAACAATCACTTGGTTAATTGCATCTCGCACAACTTTAAGGAAGTCATAACAAACAACAATCTCAATCGATCCTCTAATTTCTTCTGATGTTTCAGTTTGAACAATATCGTTAAACGTTAAGCGAGCAACTTCAGATATTTTGATATTTAGTTGATTTGCGTAGTCGGACATATTAATCCTTAAACTTCTGCCCAATCAGTTGATAAACGTTAAACATCGCTTCAGCAACTTTTTCAGCAGCTTCTTTAACATCAGGAAATTCATTAGCACAACGTGTCTGAAGCACATGACTATCCCATAAGTCACAAGCTATATGAGCAGCATGCAGAGCTTCGTGTGTATAGCCATTATTATATTCATCGTTGCTCATTCACTCAATCCAGTCAAATTCAAAGAAAGCTTTCTAAGCTGCTCATAGTATAAAAATTGTTCTTTACTAATTACAACAATATTTTCATCTTTAAAAAATTCATATAACCTGTCCCAAACTTCATGCTGATTGGTGTCTGCTATATAACAATGAAGCATATGCTGAAGTTTCATCATAAATAGTCTAAATTGCTGTTCTTCCCTATCTATTTCAATTACTGATTTCATCTTCTATCCCTTCACAAATGGTGGTTCACTGTCTGCTTTCGACATTGTTTCAACACTATGACCATTCATTACTGCCCAGAACGTGAGCCGGCCAAGGCGCTTTCGATCCGCATAATTAGCATAGTCTAATTCAGTTTGGTATACTACCTCGTCTTCATGCTGTAAGTCAATAACAAAAACAACGATAGGACAATGAGTGTTAATTTCATCTAAGCGCTTATTTTCAGCGCCTTTATAGTATTTATTGTATGGCATTTAAATTCCTAATTGTCGCATTGAATAGTATTAGAGCCTAATGGCCCATCATAGCAGAAGCAATTTTATAAGTTACAAATCCGCTATCAGGATCATAATGATATCGCCGTCTAATGTCGTTTAAATCTAAATTTGGATTTACAATTGCTGTCATTTTAATTAAAACGCCTGCTCATTTTATAGAGCAGGCGCACTATCCTTTTAAAAAATTAACTTGCGCGAACAATCACAGCGCCATCAGCAGGAGCAGTAAAGCTACCATACTCAACACCAGCACTGACAGCACGCACGGTAAACTTTCGAGTAGACTTCTTAACATTTACCGTAACAGTTTCCTTGACGTTCTGACCATTAGCATCCTTCAATGCCTTGTTACCCTCACCACGCTTAACGCGAGTAACTTCATGCATCTCAGGCTGTCCATTCTCACCAATAACATCAACCTGATAACGCTGATTAGCAGAACCAACAGCGCTTCCCATGGTCTTGAAAGCATCTCCCTTGCTAACCGCAGTATTGGCAACAAAGAAGTAATCATTAACTCCCATCGTATCGAAGGGATACTTAACGGGAGCACCAGAGCCAAAACCACCACGCTTGACCTTCGGCAGAACAAGACCACCAGACTGCACAGCAAAGGCAGACATGGGCTTGTTCTGAGCATGACCAGCATTAGCAGCAAGATAGCTTACGCCAGCCTCAGTAATGCGCGCAGCAACCTTAGAAGCGTCTTCAGGGTCAGTCTGATTAGCATTAACATCAATCAAGGCAGGGCTATTCTGAAGCAACGGAAGTCCGTCTTCCTTGGAAACATACACAACAGTATTGGCAGCAGTAGCGTTAGCGATAGCGCGAAGCAACTCGACGTTCATAATTTAGTTCCTTTTGTTTTTGATCTTTTTTGGGTGGCTTTGCCTCCCTAAGATCGCTTAGCGTTAATATTGAATAAGTTATTCAATATTTCAGATTTAGGAAAGTTCCGAGAGTTTGTCAAGAACTTTTGACGAATTTGTTTGCAATTATCGCACGGAATGAAAGATAAAATTCTGCCACAATCGTTACAGACAATATCTGTCTCGAAAGCCTTGCATTCCTCGATTAGCTGCTCTGCCTCTTTGCTACAAATGACGCAATAATCAATTTTTTGAAATCCATCCATGTAGAAAGAGATTTTGTGGGTCATTTTGACACCCAAATTAAAGCAGCACCTAAAATCATTAGGCTGATGCCAAAGCCGGCTAGAATAATTTCAAAGTTGGTCATGAGGAACCTTATCCTTAAACCTTTCCATCAAATCATTCAACGTAAGAACACCACTATTCCAATTTTGTTCCTCTTCATCAGTCAATTTATACTGAAACAATGGATTTACTTTAGCTTTTCCTTCGCCAGACATAGGGCTTTCCTCATGCCATAATTGAGCATAAGGGCCTGATTGACCAGCTAGCCATACAAAGATTTTCATGGCGTCAACCATGAGAATAGCGAGCCAATAGCAAGCACAAATAATACTATCAATATAAACCCAATTATGCCTCTAGCAAGTTCTGGAGGCATAGGCGAAGCTCCCATTTTATTCTTCCTCCTCTTCTTCGTCTTCATCTTCTTCTGCAAACGCACAATCTTCGCAGATATCGCAATCGTCGTCAATTTCTTCACCACAGCTAGGACATGGTTTAGTATTCATTTTATTCATCCTTTTCAGCTAATTGTTCATCACATTCTTTTTCGTAACAATCATCACAAATTTCATCTTCATATGAACAATTGTCTTCATCTAGATCACATTTACAAACCCTACATTTATAATCTGTTACTAGCATTTCGGTTTCTCCATTTTAAACATTGCCCACAATTGAGCCTCAAATTCATTAGCTAGCTTAGGACACCTAGACTTATTATGCAACATTTCACAAGCATATGCAATAACATCATCAGGATTATTATAGCGCTCAGGGCTAAAACTGTGGATAAGCCAATAAGCAACTTCAGCAGTCAAAAGGCTTTCGAGCCATTGAATTTTTAAATCTCGGTGGAGATGGGCGCTAATCATTTAAGATAGCGTCGATAAAAATTTGCCAATCTCCTGCCTTAAAACCTACGCAACCATAAGCTTTCATCTTCTCTGTAGGTTCCCGCATAGCTTTAATAACTGCAATAACTTTAGGAATTTGAAATTTCCATAAAGGAGTTCCGTCAATATCTAAATCACTAAAATCAGGATCAACTAAAGATTTAGCCAGCCTTTCAATCATTTCATCATCCATTTTCCCTATTCCTTATTTAATTCAAACCCATGCATTACAACCAAATCATAAATAGGCTTCCACTTTTCAGCTTCAATACTCAAAGCCAAATCTTCCAAGTAAAGTTTATTCTCTTTTGGCGAAAGCATAGCTTCATTGCGATAGCGGTAAAGAGTTTCTAGACGGGTTTCATTAGCCATTATTTATTCTCCCATGATTTCCAAACAAGCTTTCCTCCAATCCATAAAGTTAAGCCTTCTGGCCATTCTGTTATTCGAACATCTCCGTAGCTTTTATATTGTCGCTTATGAAACAAAGTAGTAAATTCGCTTTTGTTTCTCTGTAAAATATCTAAAACTTCATGAACAGGAACACCAAAAATACTACAAAAGTTATTTTGTTTAATATCTAAAGCTTCCATAAATCCTTTACGGTAGGCTTCAACTTCTTTTTCATCCATTTACTGATATCCTTCCTCTATGATTGCTTTAACAATCTTATTCTGTCCATCAATAGCGTCAATAGCTTCTTTCTTATATTCTGGTGGAAATGTTGCTTTAATAAATTTAATATGAGCTAGCGCAATAGCAACAGCAGCGTCTTTTGGGCTATCAAATATTCTTAAAATATTAAATATTTCATCAACAGCATTGTCTATTTCAAAATCTGAGGCTTTACCATTGCCGCTTAAGTCAAGCTTTTCGGGCATTACAATTTCCATTTTTATATAAACGTAAATAGTGAGCGCGGCAATATCCTTTAGCTAAGTGCTTATCATTACAATTTTCAACAGTACATATTTTCATATAAAGCCTTTTTCTTCGGCAAGCCAGAGAGGCATTGTTAAAATAGCAGAATTGCTACCCACAATCTCTAATTCACATTGAGATTTAGGAACCCAAACGCGAAGCTCGCTAGGAGCAGTATCGCCCTTTTTAATCTCAGTGCGCCCATCGGCCACTAAATAAGCATTAGCTGTTTCATGTCTAAGCATAACGCTTATGTCTATAAGCTCTTTCTTAGCCATTATCTTTACCATTCAAATTGTATAATGCTTCTCTAGCAATTAATGACATTTGCTCAGCAGCTTGTCTACCAACATAAGGAAAATCTACAATTCTCTGTAGAGCTTTAATTAATCCTTCTCTTTGAATTAAAGCTTTTTCCAATTTATCTAAGTCATTAAAACATTCATCCATTAAGATACTCCAATATTCTATCCCTAGCCTCTATCCAACTATAACACACTTCGCACTTATAGCCGGCTTGATTAGCATAGTCAATAAAATCTATTTGATCTTGTGACAATCCACCATTTTTTTGATTGCGTCGCTTCTCAGTTTTCATTTCAATATAGAGGCCATGCAACTCATAATTCCTAACTGCTCTAGGCCACGGAAGAAAAATATCACTAACACCAGCCCTAACCCCTTCTGCCACCATTCTATGCTGATTAGCATTAGGAATAGCATGCAACCATTTTAATTGTGGGTAAAGATGTCGGTTGAGACCTGCCCATGCGAACAAAGCGATTTGCTGTGATTGCTCGCTATTTCCAGCTAATTGTTCAGGTGCGATCATTTAGCAATCCTGCTAAGCCAATATGTTTAACATTTCCTTCGGCATCAGTCTGACTAACACCAATTCCATACATAATAGCATCTGTCAATTGTTTTTGCATCTCAGCTTGTATTTTCCAAATCATTCTAGCAATTGCAGGATTATGCTTGCGTTCTGCTCTATAGTAATCTGCCATATCCTTTCGAGCTTTAGCTTTTAGCTCCTCATAAGACATAGGCTTTACAAAACAATCATCACAAACTACAACGCAATCTTCATCTTTCCATTCGCCAAATATTTCTGTACACTCTTGACGAGCTTCATCATCTGACCAACCTTTATCAAAGGTGCCTTGGCAAACGGCGCAAGTAAATTGTTCTGTCATGGCTTATTAACTATAAAATTGTTAGGTTTAAATACTAACTTATCCCAATCCTCTTGACTAATTCCTTCTGTATTCATCACCGGAAGCTTACTTGCCTTCTCCATACTATCAGCAATCCGCTTAAGGCTAATAGCAATAGATTGAAGTGAGGTAAGTTCAATTCCTCTAGCCTCAATTTCAGTAAGCATTAAACCATCAATTGGTTCCATATCCTTACAAGCATTAATTACTTTATCCATGCTATTCATTTATTTCTTCCCTATAATCTTAATACCCATTTCCTCAACCACCATCAAAACATCTGGAAATACTTCCCTTAGCTCTCGATACCGTAAAGCTGGGAATGCTGTTCCAATAGTAATTGTCCTACCTTTGATTTGGCAAAGTTTAATTAAGTCGAGTAGGATTTGGCTATTGGATTTAGGTTTAGCGTGAACTTTACCATTAGCTATATAGAGTTTGTATTCGCTCATTGTTCCAGCATCTCATAGATTGCCTTTTGCTCGTCAGTCAGGCTAGCAACATCTTCTCTCTCAACATCAATTTTAGGGCCTTCACCTTCTTCAAAACCAATACATCCTTTAGCAGGATTTAGCTTCTTTGCACAATGAAAAGTTGTACCTTCCACTGTGTAATTAGAATAGCCGAAGTCTTCATGAATAGCAAACTTACAAATCATACAATTTTTATCAGTCACGGTCCTATTCCTTATTTGCCGGTCACGCTATATTGCTACCGGCTCTGCAAGAGAATTTGCAGGTGTTAACTTATCCCGGCTGTATCTTGTCCTTCATCAGGACTGGTTAATTCCTACAGCTAGACCATGGTTTCAAGGCTTTTCGCCACCATTGCTTACCAGCGGGATAACTCTTTAAACTGCTCCTTATTCCCTACGTTCCTAGCGGGACATCGGAATTTCTA